CGGCCGGAATTCCTTGGCGAGTCCATTGTGACGCTAAGGTCGATACGCTCGGCACGCGCTACGCTGCGGGTGGCATCAACACGAGATTCAGCGACCGGGAAAAGCGCACTGAAGCAGAACGCGAATGTTGGACTATCTTCCATAAGCTATGGCCCGACTTCACGACCACTCCAGACAAGCGGCCAAGGGTGTCCTGGCAGAAGATGCTGAACGAGTACATTCCAGAATGGAAGGAATACTCGGCGCTACATGACGGCAGCCTCGACAACTACGACGGACCAGAGGAAGAGGAATGAGGACAGTAGCGGTCACTATCATAGTGAACGAGCGCGGCGGTATTGCGGTCAATGCCGTCGGGCCGTACAGCGATAACCAGAGCCTTGTCGAAATCCTCAAGGCCGCTCAGGAGCTAGCCGAGCAAGGGAAGGTCAATGTCGAAAGCGGAATTTAGGTCCAAGGTAATAGCGCTCCAACTAGAGTCACTTCCCAGGCAAGAATACTTCGAGCTGCTGAACGAGCTGGTCCGGGAATACATCAACTCGCCGGGATCATGATGCCGACTTACAAGCGCCCGGACTGGGACACCTACTTTATTGGCGTGGCGCGGGCAGTATCTGTGCGAGCCGACTGTACCCGCAGGCTAGTCGGCGCGATCCTAGTAAACCCCTTCACGCACGACATTCTCTACACCGGGTACAACGGAGCACCCAGGGGCGAGCCCGGTTGCCTCACCGCGGGTGCCTGCCCCCGAGGACAGCACTATATCGGAGCGCACCGCGACCCGACCCTTGGGCAACCACTCTGCGCCTGCGGCCGTCCCTGGCCATGCGATCTTGCGGTCGACTCATACGCAACGTATGACGCCGGTCCTGGACTCTGTATCGCCATCCACGCCGAAGAGAACGTCCTGCTCTGTGCCGGGCGAAACGCAATAGGCAAGATTATGTACGTAACGCATAAGCCGTGTACTATGTGTATACGTCTTATCCGGGGCGCGGGTGTGGACCGGGTAATCTGGCCAGATGGTGAGGAACTATTCGATCTTTAAAAACAGTTTCGGCGCAGCCCTTCCCTGATAGGCTTCTGCTAAGGTATAATAGAGGTAGGCGGGAAACTCTCGCCGCAGAGTAGGGAAATGATGAATCTGAAAGCGATCGTGACGACGGACGGGAAGAGGGTGCTGGCGAAGATTGACTACGCCGGTGGCCAGGGTCCGCGTCGTGCGAAGAACGTCCCAGGGGCGAGAGCGGACTGGGACAAGACCGTTACACCGAACATCTTCCTGGGTTGGTCTTACCCCCTCTCGATGGACTCGTGCCGGGCTCTCCGCGCTGAGTTCGGAGATGGCCTGGAGATCCTTCCGGCGCTACGCGAGTGGGCCGCTAAGGAAGTGGCCAAAGAGCGGACGCTAGAGGATATGCGTGAGGAAGCACTCGGCAACCTTAGCTTCCCGCGCGTCGAGCAGGAGGCACCCGCCCTAATGGCGGCAATGCTCAATCGCAAGTACCAGCTCGCCGGTACGGCGTTCATGCTCGCCGGTAAGCAGGTTATCCTCGGCGATGACCCCGGACTCGGCAAGACCCTCCAGGCACTCGCCGCTATGATCGAGAATGATGCCCGGACGATCCTGATCGGCTGCCGCCGTACTGCGACCCGTACGGTCTGGGAGCGCGAGACGATGCGCTGGGCCCCGACAATCCAGCCGTTCGTTGCGCAAGGTACCCGTGCCGAGCGCGAGGATGCGATGAGGCGGTTCGCCAAGTCCCGCGCCCGGCGCAAGATGCTTATCGTCAACATCGAGATGACCAGGGCGAAGCGCCTAGAGATGTGCCCGGCCGCTCCGGATGGCGTCTGCGCGTTCGGCGACCGGCCGCCAGCAGGACACCCGCGGCATACCTACCCGGCGCAGCCAGACTGGCCATTCCTTCACGAGAACAAGTGGGACGCTATCATCTTCGATGAGTCCCACAACCTGCTCGCTAGCACGGCTAACGTCCAGTCGAAGCGAATCACTCAGGCCAGGTTCGGCGCGGTTCATATCCGGAGGCAGCTAAACCCGGACGGCCTAGCCATCGCCCTGTCCGGCACGCCGTTCCGTAGCAAACTAGAGAAGGGATGGGGTACGCTCAATTGGCTGCGCCCCGACGTATTCGGCAGCTACTGGCGCTGGGCCGAGACGTACTTTGGAGTCGAGCAAGGCAGGTACGGCAAGGTTGTCGGAAACGGCGACAAGGTGCTCGAACCACGCAACCAATCAACGTGGGACCGTATGTTGAGGCCATACTACCTGAAACGTACCAAGGCGGAAGCTGCCCCCGACTTGCCTCCTATCACGTTTGCCGGAACTCCCATCGACCCGGCAGATCCGGATTCCCCGTGTTACGTTCAGCTTGACATGTCTCCGGAACAGGCCAAGGCTTACCGGCAGATGGAGGATCTCGCGGAAGCTGAGCTGGCTAGCGGCCGGATCACCGCGACCGGCGTACTTGCGGAGATCACGCGCCTACGCCAGTTCGCTACCGCGAACCACGTACACAGCGGAAAGGGCCGTCAGAATCTAGTCCCGACGCTACCCAGCAACAAGATCGAGTGGCTACTCGACTTCATGCAGGAGCGCGAGGGTACCGGCCAGAAGGTGGTGATCGCCAGTAGCTTCTCCAGTATGGTCGAGCTAGCGGCGGACACGATCCGGCACCAGTTGGGAATGGAAGTGCTAACCCTGACCGGCGCTACATCCGACCGTGACAGGGCTCATCTCGTGGCGCGGTTCCAGGATCCAGCCGATACCTGCCAGGTCGTCTGCCTTAACCGGGACGCGGGCGGTGAGTCGATTACCCTGGACGCGGCCGACGAGATGGTTGTGCTTGATATGCCCTGGGTATCCGACCGCGACGAGCAGCTTAACGCCCGCATCCACCGGGTCAGCCGTATCCACAAAGTCGAGATATACCGGCTGGTTAGCGTCGGTACGATCGACATGATGCTGGCCGGCCTTAATGAAGAACAGCGCGTGGTCGTGGCCAAGGCGAGCCCGCGCAAGCTATCCGAGATTCTGAAGGAGAAGTCGTGATTAGCCCTATCCACGTCAGCGGGACGCCAGAGAACGAGTCAGTCCAGTCGTTCGATGTCAGGATGTACTTCCCCAAGGAGATGGCGCGGGACGACATCATCGACGCGGTGATGACGGCGCTTGGAATCTCCGAGATCTGCGAGATCGTCGCCGCGTACGAAATGGTCAGCGACGGCTTCGGCCGTCTCGTACCGGCAGAAGACGGACTGCTTGCGTGAGTAGTGAAGAGAAACGCCTTGAGCGACACCGGAGATATAACAGGAGTTCTAAGGGGCAGGCTAGAAATCGCACGTATGAAGCCAAACACCCCGAGCGGAAAGAGAGATGGGAGGAAGCCCGTAATGCCCTCAGACCGCGATCCGGCTGGTAAGACTGAGTTCGAACTCGACAATGAGTGGTATGAGGCGTTCGCCGACAAGGTCCACCAGCTCGGCAAGAAGTGGCCAGAAGCGCTAACTGATGAGGAGTTCGAGGCAGCTACCGCTTATGCTGACTCGAAGGTGCGCCGACCCGAGAGCGAGAAGTGGGACGAATGACTACAATCCCGCGCCGGGCGAACGTCACGCTTATCCGCCAGGAGCTAATGGACGAGTACGGCTTCACGTACGACGACGCCAATGACGTACTGTTCTATACGGCAGACCACTGGCGGACAAATGGACATAAGGCTTCTGAATGGAAGACTCCGAATGCGGATGGATTCATTACCGTCCGTTACCACGAACTGTCACGGTTTACCGTCGAAGATCATCGAGAATTTTCCGTGAAACCCCTAGACGGGAGACGCCGCATAGAGTATAATCGGGGGAATAAGGGACTCCCTGATCGCAATCAACGACAGGACGACAGAAAGGGAAAGCATATGCCTCCTACCACTCGTGGACGTAGGTCCACGACTCGATCGGCACCTGCGCCGGAACCAGAGCCGGAACAGAACGGCGAGGTTGACTTCCAGAGGTACCTGGACAAGGATCTCTCCCCGACGATGCAGGACTACGTGACCTGGTTCGAGGACAACGTGGCCAGCCTGGATGACGTGCCCGTCGACAAGATCCTCACTCTCGGCTCCAGCATGTACGGCCACTTCCAGAAGTCCGAGTTCAACGTCAACCGCCGGGAAGCGCGGCGTGCGGCCCGTGAGCCTGAGCCCGAGCCCGAGCCGGTCAAGCCTGCCGGCCGTGGTCGTCCGCGTCGTGCGGCTGCCGCGCCGGAACCGGAGCCAGAGCCCGCGCCGGCACCGGCCCGTAGGGGTCGCGGACGGTCCAAGCCGTCTACCGCTGAGGCTCCCTACTAGACCCCAGGCCCGGCAGCCTTTAATCCCCTTTTCGGCTGCCGGGCTTGGTCAGCGTCCCAGACGGCCAGCCCCGCCCCCGCAGGCCCCCTGGCCGTCTGGGACCCACCTTTTAAGTACCAACCGGAGGTACTGGTGGAAAACCTGCCGATTTTGCGGACTTCCGAACGTGCCGTTTTTAAGCGCTGCGCTTTTCGTTGGTGGCTAGAATTCCGTATGGGGTACCGGGCGCGAACCGTACAGGCGGACGCACTCTGGTTCGGGTTCGGAGTTCACGAAGCCCTAGCCCAATGGTACCTAAAGGGCAAACGCCGAGGCCCGCATCCCGCTGATACATTCGAGGCCTGGGCCGGCGACGAGATTACATTCGCAAGGACCTACCTTGACGAGACGTTCGATGAGCCGGTATGGGTTGATGCTACCGAGCTAGGCATCGCAATGCTCGAAGAGTATGTCGACTACTACGGCCGGGATGAGCAGTGGGATATCATCTCGGTCGAGCAGCCATTCCGGGTACGCATCCTTCATGAAGGCAAGCCGGTCGCCTACTTTTCTTCTCGCTGGGACGGCGTGGCGCGGAACCTTGAGGATGGCCTTATCTACCTGCTAGAGCACAAGACCGCGGCCCAGATCGTAACGGCCTATCTTGAGCTTGATGACCAGGGAGGCAGTTACTGGGCGGTCGCCTCCCAGCTTCTCCGTAATGCCGGAATCCTAAAGCCTAATGAGCATATTGCCGGGATCATCTATAACTTCCTCCGGAAAGCAAAACCGGATGAGCGCCCTCAGAATGAGGAAGGTCTTCGCCTTAACAAGGACAACTCAGTTTCGAAGAAGCAGCCTCCTCAGGCATTCTTGCGGCATCCAATCGAGCGGAGCCCGAAAGAGCAGGCTACTCAGCTCCAGAGAATCGCTGATGAAGTCACGGTAATGAACGCCGTCCGCGCCAAGACGATCCCTCTCACCAAGACGCCGACCAAAGACTGCCCGCGCTGCCCGTTCTGGGTGCCGTGTCAACTTCATGAACGCGGGAATGAACATTCCTTCCATGAAGTTCTCAAGTCCAACTACCGAGTGATAGATCCCTACAAAGATAACAGAAAGAGTGCGTGATGCCACCAACACGAGGGCTGCGAGGCGCAAGGCCGGGAGCCCAGCGACAATCAGCAAAGCAATCAAGGGAAGCGCCGCTCTCCATGATGGAAGCGGACGTAGAGATCCATGAAGAAGATCTGTCCGAGTCCGGGCAGACGGCTCCGGTCAACATCCTGGTCCACGGGCCGTCCGGACACGGCAAGACTCTACTCGCTGGTGGCGCGGCCGACGGTACCCGCAGCGTAACCTTCCTGTCTACCGAGACGGAGGGAGTAGCCAGTGCCCGCGCCGTCGGCAGTCAAGCCAAGCTATGGCGTTGTCCTTCCTGGGAGCACGCCGTTGCCGGCGTCAAGAAGGCAGAGCGAGAGTTCACGATCGCCGACTGGATGGTCGTCGACACCGGAACCAAGATGCAAGAGATGTATATGCGCTGGATTCTGGAGCGTGAGAACCAGATCAACCCGCAGCGCGACCTCGACATCCCGGCGATCCAGAACCACCAGAAGTACCAGAACGGCTTCAAGCGCTGGACCGACCGGCTCATCGACGGCCGGTTCAACGTTATCTTCATTACGACGTCAATGACCGCGGACGACGCCGAAGGTGAGGAACGTATCATCCCCCACCTCCTGGGCAAGAAAGGCGAGATCTCTGACTATGTCAGTTCTCAGTTCTCGGTCGCCCTGTACTATTCAGTGGCGCGCGAGTCCCGCGAGATGCGTGGCCCGATCCTGCGCCGTGCTCTTGCTCAGCCGTACCCTCCCTGGTACGCCAAGGACCGTTATATGGCCCTCGG